CATAGATCGTCCCTTCCGCTTGGTTGTACCAAGACGAGAAGTTAGTGCCCGTCATCAAGGCGTTGTCCGCTCCACGCGCAACCGTGGCGGTCGTGGTCGGGATGTAGGAGGAGGCGAAGGACTGCTGCTCAATTTGTACCCCCCACAGATAGAACGAATCGCCCGCAGTAGCCGTACCGCCGTTGAAGCCGTAGAAGAATCGCAGGTTGTTTCCCGACACGAAGGTCGTCACGGACAATGCAATACGCACCCATCCATTGCCGACATCCGTGGCCGTCATCGTCCCTGTACCCGACACCACCGTGGTGGCTTTGGTCGCAAATGTGTATGTGCCTGACAGAATCGTCGTGCTTGTCGTGCTGTCAATGATCCAAAATTGCACGACAGCCAACGATCCTTGCTTGATGAAAATCGAGCCCGTTGCGTTGGTTCCGGCAATTGTATGAGTGCTGCCGCGAAGCGATGTTGCACCAGTCGTGGTTGCAGACACCAACTCACCTGATGTCGTTCCATCAGGGGCGGTGATCTTGGTGGCCCCAAACGTAATGTTGGTTCGTGCTGAACCGTTGGTAATGTCGGCGCTGTAAAGTTGCAGGTTCGTCGCCCCGCCTTCGATCAGCAGACCACGGGCCTCCCCGGTGATCGGGTCGTTCTCAAACCTCGGCACATTACTTCCCGCCGCAGCGATCTGCCCCTGCGTGATCGCCGCCGTGGTCGTGGGGAGGTACGGGGTCAGCGAGGAGCCTTCGGTGGCTTGTGCGCCCCATGCAAGCAAGCCGTTGATCCCATCCCCGGCAAACGAAAACACGCCGTTACCTGACGTTGGGCGAACTTGGATGTTTGCCAAAGTCTGCGCGGATAGGGTCGTGAATCGCATCACGCAACGAAACCAACCGTTGCCGACATTTTCGATGCTTGCCGACGGGCTCCCCGTTCCGCTCACCGTTCCCACAATGCCGTTGGCAACATCGAACCACGCACTTGCCGTGAGGGAATTTGCCTCCGTCATGTAGAACCAAGTCAGGCCATCCGCCTTCACATACACGCTTTGCGTGTATGCCGCCAATCCAACTACGGATGTTGAGCGATACACCCCGTGCGGTGCGGAGACAGCATTTGGAACGATTCGTTCCGCCGTCATCGTCCCATCCGGGGCTGTCGCCGCATTTGCCGTCACAACAGCATCAAGCGTTGACCACAAATCAAGGTCTTGGCTTCGCGTGACCAAGTTCTGATTGAACGGCCCACGGTAGTAGGTGCCCGTGGTCGTGCGCTGAAAGTCGATGCGCGGGTCAAGCACGCCCGAACGGAAATCAAGGTTCAGCGTTGCTTCCGCCTGCAAGTCGTTTGACAGCAGCACCGCCGATTCCGAGGAACCGGGCAGGCCGGGGCGGTTGAGTCGCCTTGCGCGGCGCATCAGAGTGTGGTCACGAACACGCCCATCGTCGGCGTGCCGCTTGCGGCTCGGAACTGAACCGTCACCATCTGACTGCCCGCCATGTCCACCATCGCGGACGCGGGCTCAACATTGGTCGCCGCTGCCGTTCCGGGGCTGTAGAGATTCCCGGCAGGGGTTCCCGCCACCTGTGCGATGACGGCGAACGGTCGCTGAGTCGCGCCGTCGATGCTCCAAGTCGGGACGGTTCCCGTGGAGAACGACAGCGAGAAGTCCGCTAGCACGGTCGGCACATAGGTTTCGTTGCCCGTGCTAGAGTCAATGCGGATGTTCCACCCGACGAGGCGCATCCCCGTGGCCGCGCCGATGCTCGTGGCTGCCGAGTACGGCAGGACGCGCATGAGGCTCGGGGAGATGGCATTGACCACCTGATCGTGCAGCACCCCGGCGGCGGGCTTGGTCGTGGTGGGCGCGATGGCGGGATAAGAGGCGGGGACGGTCGGGAGGGTGACATTCCCGTACTGCCTCTGAACGGTGATGATCTGTGCTTGTGCCATTGTGTTTCCTGCCTTCGGAGTTACGCCTTCGCCTTGCTAGACCCCTTCGCGCCGGGGCGGGAGGCCCAAAATCCCAAGCGGCGACCGATTTCGTCCACATCCTTTGCTTCCTGCGCGGCGTATCGCTGCGCCTTATTCATCATCGCCTGCAAAGTGCCCTGCCCCATTGGGCGGAACCCGCGAGATTCATAGAAAATGTAAAGCGTGGCAACGGGCTTCCCTGCCTGTTCCTTTACTTCAATCATGAACTGTTCGCCGTGGATGGTCGCCGTGAATTCCTCCATCGGCTTACCGTCCTTCTTGGTCAGGGTCGATTCCCACTTCCCCATCTTCGCCTTCGCGCCGGGGCGGGAGAAGCCTCGTGCAATATCGGTAGCGCGGATGCTTGGAGCCATGCTGTAACGCCCCATCGGATACACATATTCTCCGCGCTCATCGCTGTGAATCTTCACGCGCTTGGTTTCACCATTCACGGCAGACACACCATGTCGGTAATCCGAAGGATCGTTGGTCTTGACGCGATAGCCCGATGCGACTTGCTTGATCGTCAGCATCGAACCCGATCTTGCCATGACTTTCCACATAACGCGGGAATCCGAGTCATTAGCGAAACTGTGTTCGTAAGTCTTGCCGACTTCAAACTGCATGGAAAACTTTGCCTTCGCGCCGGGGCGGGAGAAAGAAGAACGCAGCACAGTCGCAATTTCCGCTTGCGCTTCACTTCTGAAAGTCTTGACTAACTGCATTACTTGCGACATTGGCTGCGACCGAATTGCCGCGCTAACGGCTTCAAAAGCGTTCGCCATGTCAGAAGAAAACTGTTCATCTTCTTCATTGTCGTTCTGCATCGCAATTTGCGCCTGACGAATCCACTTTGCCTGCTTTGCCTTTAGGTTTGAATACAGGTCAAACTTCGCCTTCACGCCGGGGCGGGAAGCGGTGCGCTTGCCTTCGTAGGAAATCCATCCCTTATGCATATAGGCGGCAAGCATCATCGCCTTTTCGCTGTTGGACTTGGCCGAGGAGAGCAGGGAGGAAATGGTGTCAGCGTTGCTGTTCACCACATACACCTTGCCCTCAAACTCAAAGGCTTCGCCCACGCCAAAACCAAACTTCGCCTTCGCGCCGGGGCGGGAGAAGCCCATCTTGTCCATGTGCGCCACAAGATCGCGCAACTTGGCGAACGCCGGAATGTCCGCGTGTCCGTCTACCTTCCACCCGGAAGCAGACTTGCGCGCAACGGCATGACTGCCATCCTTCAGGATGATCGGGACTTCGCGCATGGAACCGTCAAGCATTGACGAATCAATGCGCGCAGACTTCACCTTGCCCGCGCTGCCAAGACGCTCCGCAATTGACTTCCGTAGGTCGCTCATGTCCTGCATCGTAGTAACGCTCCTTGCGCGTTCAAGTGTTAGCCGGAAACGAAACCCGGATCGGGCACCTTGCCCGTGTCGATCAATCCCTGCCGCCGCCCATTGTGCCGCTCAATCGCCTTGAAGTTGGGCACGCCTTCATCGTCTACCCACCCGTTCGCCTGTGCCTTCGCCACCGGGACGGGCTTCCACCCGCATCGGCAATTGAACCCAAGCGGGGTATTTATTCCCTGCGAGTCGATCTGTTCGACGGTCGCCACATAGCCGTCCATCGCCCGATGCGTGTCCCGCGTGCGTGTGTCCTTCGTCGCGCTGAATTGCATCAGCGGCACGAACTTCCGCACGGTCGGCTCCCGCACGATGTCCAATTGCCCCTGCGAGGCTGCGCGGTTCAGGTTCGTCCGGTAGACCGTTTCAAGCCGCGCCGCCGTCAAATCGGTTCCTGTGGCGAGCGTGGCCTGTTCGATGAAGTCTCCTACGCCGATGGTCTTGAGTTTCTTCCCGGCGACCGATACCGATTCCTCCTGCCGAATTACCTTCGCCAAGAGGTCTTGGGTTGCCTTCGCCTGTTCCGCCGTCATCCCCGTGACGAAGAACGCCCCCTGCGCCACCGCCTGCACGCCGGGGGTACGGACGCGCTTCACGCCTTCCGGCAGCGCCTTCTCTGCTTGCCCCGGCACCGAACGCGGCGGTCGCCCCGACAGCGCGGGGTAAATCAGCGCGGCCAACTTCGGGCTGCGGTCAAGCAACTTCGTTAGCCCTGTCGCGGCTTCGTCCTTGCGGAGTTCGCTTGCGGCGTCGAACGCCCGGTCGATGAGGATGTCCCACCGGGCGCGGGTGATGGGGAGGAGGTTGATGAACCGCTCCACGGCTTCGCGGGCGGGGCCGGGGTCGAAGCGCATGACCGCCTTCGACAGCGCATCGTCGGCGGCGAACCGGGCAGGCACGGCGGGCTTGGGCACCTTGATCCCCGCCGTGTAGAGGCTTTGGTGCGCCCCTGCGGCCCACGAGATGAGGAGCAGGGCGGCGGTATCCGCCTCCCATGCGTCCCATTGCCGTACGCCCCCCTTGCCGCGCACCTGTTCAGCGATGGCGGCACGGTACGCGGCTGCACCGTCCGCGTAGACGGCGCGTACGAGGTCGCCAAGCGATTTCCGCCTGTCGCCCATCGGCTACAGCCAACGCTTCATCGTGAAGGTGACGGGCGCGTTCGGGTCGGGCGGCGTGCCTTCCTGCGCTGCCGTGCCGTTGCCGAGGATGGCATCAAGGGGGTTGCCCTGCGCCGCCGTGCCGAGGATGGGCTCATCCTCCTTCGGCTCCGACAGGCCGAGGAGGTCGCGCACTTCGCGCTCCGACACCCGGCCACCCATCGCGACGAACTTCTCCACCGCCTCCAAGCGCTCCTTCGGGTCGGGGCGCTCCGGGGCAAAGTTGAAGCGCAGCGCGTTCACTTCCGAGTCGGTCGCGCCAAGCATCTTGGCGACCACGCGCACGAAGTCCGTGGTCAGGCTGTCGGCAAGCGCATCGGCGTGGTAGCGGATGATGCGCGAGAGCGTGTCGGCGTGCAGATTTGCGACACCCGAGCCTAGCCCGGTCGAAGCGGCTTCCGAGGAAAGCGACTGCCCGAGGATCGCTTCCTTGATCTTGCCGCTGAACCAATTGACCAACTCCATGAACACCTGAGCGCGGCCCGCGTTCGGCTCCTTGATGTCGATGTCGTAAATCTTCTCCGTGCCCGACTGCGGCAGCAGAACGCTGTTGTCGTTGGTGAGGTTGGCTAGGACATTCTCCATCATGGAGCGTCCCGCGTCCTGCCCGAGCGGGTAGTACCCCACGCGAATGCCCATCGCGTACCGCTCCGCGTAGGTGATCGCGTCTTGCAGGATCTCCTGCTTGGCAAGCCACATGAACCAACAGACATCGCGTGCGCCCACGCCCCGGTAGAGGCTTTCCGTGCTGTTGGGGTCGTTGAAGTCGGGCGCGTTCACGAACACCCGATGCAGGACGATGGCGCGGCGCTCCTGCTCATCGAAGATGTGGACGCGGGCATCGAAGCCGATGTTCTGCGAGGACGGGCCGTCCGCGCTGTACGCGGCTCCCACCTTCATCGCAAGGTTCCCGCGCTGATCGTAAGCGATGGTGTCGGGGTGGAAGGGATACCACTCTTTCACCGAGATGCCGAGGTCGGGATGCTTGGCGTAGACGAGATTGGCGGCGGAATTGCCGTACCACACCGCTTCATGCATCGAACGAACGAAATCGCTGCGCCGGGGCATCGCGTCGAAAATCTTGCTGATGCGGTCGGCAAGCGCGACAAGGCGTTCGTTCTCGTCATCCTCCGGGACGATGGCCCACTCAAGGCTTGCAAGCGTGACTTGCAGGGATCGCAGGACACCTTCGATGTCCGCATCCGCCCGCATCATCATCTGATACTGCGGGTTCAGCCTGTACGCGAGGCTGCTGTTCCGCAGCAACTTGTCTGCGGTCGTGAAGAAAGACCGCTGCACCTCCACCGGGGTTGCGAGAGGGTGCGTGATGCCGCGCTCAACGGGCGCGGGCAGGGGCTTGCGTACCCGCTTCTCGGGGGGCACGCCGTTCGCCATCGGGTTCGATCCCGGCTGCGGAAGTTGGGTCACAGTTCACCCCGGCGCTCAAGGTCAAGAGCGATGGCTACCGCCTGCTTCTGCGGCTTGCCCTCGTCCATCAACTTGCGGATCTTGCGGGACACGGCATCGTCGGCGGCGCTCACCTTGTCGCCTTCGCGGACGGCGTGACGGGACTTCGCGCCGGGGCGGGACATTGCCGTAACCCGCACAAGCATTTCTTCGCCCATCGTCAGGCGCACATACGAAGAACCGCTTGCCATCAGCAATGCGCCATCGTTGCTGATCTTGAACAGCGGCCTGCCTGCCGCCTCCCACTTGGCATAGGTCTGCGGAGTGATTTTGGTCGTTCGTGAGCCTGCTTGCACATACACGGTCTTGCCGCTTGCAATGCTTGACTTGATGTAATCAAGAGCATCGGTCGCCTTGCTCATCACCGCCTTCGCGCCGGGGCGTGCCGCCATGCCAAGCCGGGAAGCAATGGCCTTGTAAGTTTCGCTCTTGTCCATTGTGGCCTTTCTGCCGATGCTCCAATCGTACCGATGCACATTGCATGAGCAAGGATCAAGCGAAGAAGGGTCGCTTGGGGCTGCGCTGATCGAACATCCGACCGATGGCATCCGGGCGTTCGATGCGCTTCGCGGCCTTCTCGTCCCGCGTGAGCGTGCCGCGCACGGCTTCGCCGCACAGGTCGACCACCGCGTCCACGGTGTCATCGTGGGAGCCTGCGGGGAAGGCGAGGAGTTCATCCGTGACGGCTTGGAAGGCGGGGAGAATCTTCCCGGCATCGTCGGTCGGGAACAGGAGTCGCCCCTGCTCAACGAACGGCTGCGCCCCCGCTGCGCGTAGGTGCTTGTCCGTGGTGCGCTCCACGGACACCATCGGCTGCGAAGTCATCTCGCGGAATTGGTCGAAGATGCCCTTCTGCGGTCCGTTCGCTTCGGCCAAGACCACGGACACTCCCCGGCGGGCTAGCAGGGCTGCGGCCTGCTTTGCGAACACGGGGAACGCCTCGCGCACGCGCAAAATGTCGGTGAGGTACAGGCGGCGGGAACTATCTACTTCACCCACGAGGCATACCGAGTAGTCGGGATCGTCGCGTTCCTGCGCCTTCTTGCCGTAGCCCCAATCAAGCGCCGCAACGGTGCGCGTCACCTTGGGAAGTTCGCTAGCCCTGTAGTACCCCAACCACTCCGGGCGGAACACCAACAGGTCGGAGGAGAGGGGGACGAGTTCGTAGGCGCGGGCGTACCCCATCGGCCCCATCGCCTTGCGGCGGGCTGCGAGGATTTCCGCCGTGAACACTTCCGGCCACGGGCTGTTTGTGCCCAAGCATGGGCGGCGCAGGAGCGTGCCTGCCTCCTCGCATTCCTTCCGCCAATCTGCCGTCAGGTCATCGACATGGAAGGGGGTCGCGCTGCGCCATACGCGAGAGGGGTGCGGCCCGGATGGGTCAAGCATCGGGAGCCACACATTCGATACGGCTTCCTTCACTTGCTCACGCAGGGCGGGTTGCAGAACCGAGTTGCGTAGGTCGCACAGGTCATCGAACCAAATCACATCGGCGCGTCCGCCCGTGCGACCGAACACGCCGGAAGCCTGCACGGAGGGATCGCGGCGCGGGCCTAGACCGGGCGCTAAGACGCTCCATGCGGTTACGGTGTCCTCACCCGGCTTCAGGGTGACGGCAGGGAAACAGGCGCGGTACGCGGGGCTACGGATGATGTCGCGGATAAAGCGCGAGGTAGCCGATGCCGTTTCATCGTTCTGTGAAACGATCTTGAACCGGGCATCCGGTCGGATGCCGAGCCACCACGCTGCGAGGTAAGCGTAGGTGCTTGTCTTGGCGTGGCCACGGGGGATCTCCGCGTACCACTCCCGGTGGACAAGCGCATGGTGAATCATCTCCCGCTGCAAGCCGCTTATGGGCTTGCCGATGCACAGGCCGATGAAGGCGGCGGGGTTCTCCCGTGCGGCTTGTACCGCTTGCTCCGGGGTCACTTTCGCTTGCGCTTCGGGGCTTCGGGCTTTGGGCATGGCGGGTTCAGGACTTCGGCCACGGCGCGTAGGGCATCGTCGGATAGCCCCTTGAGGATTTCTACGCGGTCGGTTGCCGTGCCCTGATCCAAGCGCCGGATGCGGTCAAGTTGGATCGCGGCTTCCATGCGATCCCGGCGCAGCGCGACGAGGCATTCCGAAGCGCGAATGCGGTCACGCACGGATGCGTTCGGGTCATCCATGATCCCCTTCAGGGTGATCGGGATGGCCTGCGATACGCCTTCCGGCAGATCCCACCCGCCGTACACGGCTTCTTCGATGACGCGAAGATGCCGCCGATTTTCGGCGCGTGCCACGGGGTCATAGTCCCCCTTTACCCCCGCGTCTTTTTCTTCGTTGGTCATCGGCCCTCCCGCATGAGTGTAACGCCGTTGCGGCTCATCGCTTACCTACGCACGGCGATCAGGTCATACCCGGCTTCGTGCAGCAGGCGGATGGCCGTGGACAGGGTGGGCGTGGTCGCGGTCGCCGCTTCGGGCGGCGCGAGGATGGAATCGACGGTGTGCATCTGCACGATCCCGCGATCCGCGATGGTCTTGGCGAAGGCATACCGGGAGCGACCCTGCGCTTCTAGCGCGGTCAGGATCGCGCCGCGTACATCCTGCGGCTTGGCGATGGCAAGTTGCATGGGTGGATTGTAGCCCCGATGTGCTTGGGTGCAAGAACAAAGGGCAGACAGGGGTTTAGCCTGCCTGCCCTTCCGTTTCCCGCTTGGCCCCGTCAGATTGGGTTACGCGGGTTGCTTGGCGGCAAGGCGAATGACGCCCTGCGAAACGCGGTGGACGCCTTCGCGGCTGCGCGGCAATTTGCACTCGTCGGAATACAGGGCGGTGATGCGGTTCCCGGCAACCTTCGCAAAGGCGGTCGCGGCCCACACCGCGTTCGACACGCGGCGCGAGTGCAGGGGGTTTCCGGTGGAGTCGGTCAGGGTGATGTTTCGCATGGCTGTGTCTCCTTTTGCCCCATCCGGGGGCTTACTTGTTCTTGTCCACACCGTACTTCCCGAAACGGTGTTCGATTGTGACCGAGCCGTCATGCATCGTCGCGGTGAAGTGTGCTTCATCGAAATACAGGATCGTGACGCGGCTATCAAGATCGACCGCGATGTAGCAGGAGCCGATTGAAAGTTCGCCTCCATTCGCAAGCATCTTGTTCGCTCGGGTCATTGCCGCCTTGATGGTGCGGGGGTTCTCGCTGTACTTGCCCGCGCAACCGCAGCAGCACTTCCCGGATGCTCCTGCGTAAGACTTCTCAATCTTGGTAGCGCAAGCAGGGTTGATCGTGGTCGTGGTCGTGGTCGTGGTCTTGGTCATCTGTGTCTCCTGCGTCCCGCGTCCGGCGGGGTCGGCGTGAGCGACTTGCTCAACACCCGTACTGTAACCCCGATCCGGCGGGGTGCAAGGGGGTAGAAGGCAATTTGGGTGGATTTATTTGAAAATCTGCACCGGGCAATAAAACCCCCTAGCGGGCTACCGCGTCCTGCGGGCCGAACTAGGGGGGGAGACACGGCCCATACGGGCCATGCAGGATGGATTGTGGGGTGCTACTTGATCGACAGGCGCGACCCTCTCGGGAGCAGCGTACAGCCGGGGACGGGTACGCCACCATCCAAAGCGGCGCGGATCGCGTTCGTGTCCGGCTCCCTGATCGTGCGCGTGTACGCCTCCGGCAGCGCGTCCGGGTCGGCAATCGACAGGGGTTGCCGCCCACCGTTGCCGACCACCGACAACTTGAACCGTGCGGTTTCGATCCGGGTCTTGCCCGTGGAGGTCATTGCGTCCCGCAACCGTTCCTTCAGGCGTTCGGCAAGGGTCGCGTCCGCGTCCGCAAGCGCACGGATGCGCTTCATCTCCTCCGTTCGCATCTGCGAACGCATCTCCAACTCGCGGATCAGGCCCGCGTAGGACTCCGCTTTCTGCTCAAGCGCGCCGTCCAAGTCGGTGAGCGCGGCATCTAGCGCCTCCATCGCTTCGGGGCTGTCGGCCCCGCCGTCAAGCATCGCATCAAGGATCGCTTGCATCTCGCTCGTGATTGCGTACAGGCTCATGCCTTCCTCCAAACCCGGATCATCCGGCCATGCGTCGATGGGCGCTTCGACTTGGTGACTTGGCCCGTCCACTCAAACCCGTTGCGGAACACGCTTCCGCTTGCGTTGCCCAACCCGGAGTAGGTCAAGCCGATCTTCTCCATCCGCATCGCCACATCGTCGGAAGTCACGGTGCCGTACTCGTCGCAGATTTGCGCGGCGATGCGCTGCGCGATGGCGAGGATGCCGGATCGGGCGGTGCGTGCGCGGGCCATGCCGGACTCCTTGCGGCGCTCGGCTTCGGCGCGGTCGAACAGGTTAGAAGGGGAGTGCATCGGCTTCCTCCTTCTGCATGATGGGCTTGGGGTTCTTGATGTGCGTCAGTTCAAGCGCAGGCCCGTTTCGGAACAGCCCCAAGACTCGCGCCTGCCCCACGGCCTCGGACAGGGCGTTGGCGTAATCCTCCACATTCGTCTTTACCCACGCGCTGCCGTACTCGGCGTGTTCGACCTGAACGGCCCATGCGGTATCTCGCTTCGTGACGCGCTTGACCGTCACTTCGCCGTCAAAGTCATCCGGGAACTTGTCAAGCGGGTTCCCCGGCTGATTGCCGTTGGGCTTGACCGGAGGAGGGGGGGTGGAATTGGACCGCTTGGTGGGCGCTGCCATCGGCCTGCGCTCCTCGCGGTCGCGGCGATCCTCCTCGGCATCGTCATCGTCCCCGGCGATTCCGCACATCGACAGCGCGCTGTAGCGCCTCATGTATGTCGTGGCGCTGCCGACCGCCTGCGCGTTCGCGTTGGGCGCGACCGCAACCGACACATCCGCCGCAAGCCACTCCCCCGATGCGTGGATCAGGCTCGTGGTGATGGTGACGCTCCCCGGCTCGGTGCTGATCGTTTGGATCAGCGATAGCCCCTGCTTGGCAAGCGGTTGCCGGATCGCGTTTAGCACGGCGGCAAGTGATGCGTACCCGTTGTTGAAGTGCGAGTTCTTCTTGTCGAAGCCGGGGTTCGACAGTTCCAAGTTTGCCTTCGCCAATGCTGCGGCGAGGCTTGCGATTGATTCGCTGCGGTTCATGGTGTCTCCTTTGCTGCCATCCGGGCGGCACGGTTGGCGCGTTGTGCGCCGGGTTCATCATACCCCCGCTTCGGCGGGGTTGCAAGTGGGGCGGTCGCATCGCCCCCACATTTCGTCAAGCCATCGCCATTGCGGCGCGGAAGGCTTCCTGCGTGGCATCGGCGGTGCTGCCGTCCCACGCCGCGTAGGCCCGCGTCTGCGCGTCCTTCGTCCGCACCGACCACCCGGCGCGAAGGTGCTGAATCGCGTTCGTGGCGGCGTTGGCGGCAACCCACAGGTTCGCGCCGTACCGGGTCGATTCGGAGTCGAACACTTGCGCGGCGTGCGCGAGGAAGGCGGTCGCCTTCTCTACCCGGTTCTCGTCCCACTTCGTCTTGATCGTGGTCGGGGTCGGCCCGTCGATGCGCAGGAGAACATCGGCCCACAGGTCGCGGATCGCGTCCCGGTTCATCTGCCGCGAGGCAAGTGCGCGGGCGGTTTCCTGACCATCCTCAATCGCGGCGAACCATCGCTTGATGTCGGTGGCGAGTTCTTCGACGCGCCCCGTGATCCCCTGCGTGTGGCGGTGCGACCAAGACGCTCCCCGGTCGGACAGCGCCGCGCCGAAGGTGTTGGCGCACACCACGCGAACGCTCGTCGGCTTGACGCGCAGGGCGAGGGTTCCATCGTGCCCGTTGGCGAGGAACAGGTACGGGCGGGCTTCGTCGCCCTTGCCCGTCATGTCCACGCTCGGGGCGCGGAGGAGCATCCCGACCCGCTTCCCGCCCTTGATGGACAAGGCGGTTTCAACTTCGACACCCTTGTCAGATCCGGCGGCGCGGAGTGCGAAAGCGAGTTCGGCAAGGGTCGCGTTCTGAACCGGGGTGAAGTCCGCGCCGACCACGCCAAGCACGCTGTGATCGTCCGAGCGCACAAGCATCTTGCTGCGGTCGGTGCTGACGCGCTTCTCGTCGCCGCTGCCCGCGTTGAAGATCCCGGTGAGCGCGTCCGACTCCAACACCTCCCAATCCAATCCGGCCATCCGCAGGGCGGCAAAGGGGTTCATGGCTCCTTCCACAACCTTGCCGAGTCCGTGCCAAGCGCCCGTGTTCGCCATCGCCAAGCCATCGTTGTCGTGAATCTCGTGTGCCATTTGCGTGTCTCCTGCTCCCGCATCCGGCGGGATCGGTGTGGGCGGATTGCCCACGCACATACTGTAACCCCGTTCCATCGGGGCGCAAGGGTGAAAGGTCGAATCCGGGTGGATTTATTTGAAAATCTGATAGGGCCGGATAAGTTCCTAGAACGGGGTGAATTCCGCCATCAGGATGCGCGCCACGGTTTCCATGTCGGCGGGGTCGCTCCTGTCCTTGCGGCCCCCTATCCCCACCGTGTAGCCGACCGTATCCAAGCGCACCCACCCGCGAAGATCCGGGTGATCCACCACGAGCAGCGGCGCGATCTCCCGGCGCTCGGCTTCCTCGCGCAAGCGCAGCACCTTGCGCTCCGACACCATGAAGTCCGGGTACAGCGCAGCAGGCTTGCTCCGGGTCTTGATCTCGGCCACGGCGACGATCTCCCCGCAGTAGCGGATCTCGTAGTCCCACGCGCACAGCGCGGGCATCTCCACGGCATCGCATCCATAGCGGTCGCAGAACGCACGCATGATCTCCTCCTGCCGCGTGCGGTCGCTTGCGCGTTCGTAGATCGGTCGCATGGCAATCTCCCTTTGGTGATGAGTGTGCGTAAAAACGAAATCCCCCCGGTGGCCTAGAGGCGCTGCCGGGGGGACTTCCGGGGGATCAGTTGCGTGAGTCTAGCGGAGGTTCGCCCGGACATCAATCCAATACGAAACGGTCGCCGTCTTGCGGTGTCCCTTCGGCCCGCCGTTGTGAACCCGCGCAAGTGTCTCGTGCCGCCAATCCGGCGCGTACCGATCCCAATACGCGAGGATGACGCGCTCGGCATACGCCGCGTCCCGGCAGTCCTCGTAGCGACCGCCGATGCTCGGCTCATGCTCAATGGCATCTTGCCAATACACGCGGTGGATCTGATACGGGCCGATGGCCCTGCCGCCGTCACCGATGGCGTTGGCGGGGTCGGCTTCGCCGCCTGTCTCCTTCTCGCGGATCGCATCAAGGATCGGGCGTGCGTTGAAGTTGGCGGGCGCATCGACGGCAACGGCAAGCAGGATGGGCAGGTAGGTAAGCATGATCCCTTCATCGGCACGATGCGCTCCCGGCTTCAGTCTGCGTGGCAGTATTCAAACTTCCCCGCCGCAGGCGCGGGGCCGATCTGAATTATCGCGCCCGACCCCGTGCCGGGGCTTGCCCATACCCGTTCGATGGCAAGGATCGCAACCTGTCGGTCATTCGGGTACGCGATCCCGGCAAGCCCATCGCAGATCGCCCGCGCCAACTTGTCGCAGTCGGCGTAGCCGGGACGCGCCTGCCTGCCCGTGCGGAGCGTGCCGTCTGCCTTGTAGTGGCTCTTGGGACGCACGAAGCGCACCACGGCGTAGACGGCGACATCGCCCATGTGCATCGGGCAGTTCGCTTCACGCGCCGCGTCCGCGACCGCAGCGCGCCACGGCTTCACCTTGCGGCTGTTCTCCAACATGATCGTGCGGCCCGTCTTGAGCCGCACGAGTTTCTTGGAACCCTGCGCCGCAGGGTCGCCGTCCACCCATATGACCGTTGGTTCAGTCATGTTTCTTCCACGCGGCGATGCCGACAAGGATCATGCTTGACACGGACAGGGCCACGGCAAGGAACGCCATCGCGGACGCGATCTCGCACGGCTTCATCCCGCGCCCTCGTACATCGCTTTCTCAATCGACGCACGGCGCAGCGTGTCAATCTCGTCGCGCAACTTGTCGGCTTGGATGAGGAGCGCGTCCCGGTGGGCACGCATCATCGCCAATTGCGATTCAAGCGCGAGGATGCGGTCGCGCAGTTGTGCGGCGCTGTCCGTCATCCGAATGTCGCCTGACACTTCGTGGCGAGCATTTCCGCGCACGGCGGGACGATGCGGGCCTGCGTGACCGCGCCGAAACCTTCGACGGTCGGATCGACGCTTTCCCACTTCAGGCGCTTTTCGTTGCAAGTCACCGTGTGCCCGTCCGCGTGGCAACCGACGAACCCGGTGTTCGTGGGGTTCACGACGAACCCGTAGCCACGGAGGAGGGTTGCCATCGACTGCATCTTCTGTGCCCAAGACTTTCTGACCATCTCATTTCTCCTTTGTGTTCCACATCCACTTCGGGATCGCCCGTTGAATGCTCATGCCCGTCACTTCGTACCAATCCGACAGCGTGAACAACGCCTCGGTGCCTGTCTCCGCATCGCATTCGCCGCGCTCAATCGACTCAAGCACGGCGGATATCGCCATCTCGTGCCTGCGCCGTTCGCGCTGAAGGATGTTCTGCGGCTTCCTCATCGCGCACGAGCGTAGCGGTCGCTCGGTCAATGCGGTATTTCCTTCTTCGGCATCCGGCCAACCCTCACCGACTTGGGGCCGACGAATCGGACGCGGACGCGCTTGTTGCTCCCGCCGCACCGACAGCCCTTTGCCTGCATAACCTCAAAGTAGACCGGAACCGCACCCTGCGGGGTATGTGCGAGGAGGGAAAGCACCTCGCCATCGTCGCCGCTCGTGAGCGTGACCACGAGTTTGCCGATGTCATTCCTCATCACAACCTTCCTGCGCGTAGCGCGGTATCCATTCGTTCATCAGGTAGGTGGACAGCACTTGCGTCCACTTCGCCTTTGCTTCGATCAAGGTCAGCGCGCCCGTGCATGGGACATCTGCGCGGAATTCTGCGGCGCGGATCAGGTCGCATCGCGTGTCCTTCAGGACAAGCCGTGCGGTCAGGAGCCAACGATGCTCCGGGTCTTCGTCCTCCTCCTGACGGATGGTGAACGCCGCGTGCGTCTGCACCCCGACCACGAGTTCGCCGGGGCTTGCGTCGATCTGCTGCTCGGCGATCAGCGCGATGTCCTCGTCGGTTGCGTCCACGAAATCCCATTCGGTGTCGATTCCTTGCCTGCTCATTCCAACGCCTGCTTGTAGTAGGCGAGCCGTGCCTGTCGCTCATGCTCCTCGCGGGACAGAATCGCCTCCAATTCCGCAATGCGCTTCCGCAGGCGTTCGATCTCGTCGGCGGCAACCTCGGCATCGCTTGGGCCGGGGATGTTCATAGCCTTCTGAATCTCGGCAGACAGGCGCAAGCCTTTCACAATGTCGATCATGCGTTCTCCCTGAGCATCTTGTCGGCGATCAGGCGGTTGCGCGCCTTCAGCGCACGCACTTGCCGTGCGTAATCGTCCAACTCGTCCACCAACCTCATGTTGCGGGTCAGGACGGCGGTGATCTCCGCGTCCACGAGTTGCAGCGCGTTCGCCGCCTCGTCTAGCAAGGCTGCGATGCTTGCATCCTCCTCCCGGCTCCACGCGCCGTAGGGCAGCGCGTCAAGCGTGGTTCGTATGTGCGTGGCGCTTGTCCGCATCCGTGCGATCAGTTCTTCGCGTGCCATGTGTTCCTCCCTGAACAGCGTGTTTGTTCGTCAGTCCTCTAATGGGCCGTACGCCTCGTCTTCAAAGCACTTCCAACCCTTGTCGCGTGCGATCTGCATGGGGGTTCGCGGGCTTCCGGTGATCTCTTTGTTGAGGCTGCTTGCCACATTGCAGAACCCGCGCTGCAAGTCCCACAATTCAAGGCGCAACGCATCGCGCTCGGCGGTCATGTTGGCGATGGCGATTCGGTTCCCGGTTTCGACATCAAGCAGTCGTGCTACCTGTTGTCGCGCCTCGTCGCGCTCGGCGGTAAGGCGTTCAATTTGTTCCTTGTCGCTCGTCCAAATCATCCGTGTCTCCTTCGGCCATCGCGGGCCGTTCGCTTGCCCCATCCTAGCGCCCCGCTCCAACGGGGTCAAGAGCAATTCCGAGCCGATGCGAAATAATTGCGTTCGGATTTCTCACTCCCACCCAATCGGCAAGCACCGTTCCCTTGCACCACTCATAGGGATCGGTTCCGGTGTGCGACCACTCCCGAATGCCCGCCTCCCAAACCGCGACACGGAGTTCGGGTGACACCCCCTTCGCGGTCAGGATCTTCTCAATCACGGACTTCTTCGCCGCGATTGTCTCGTCGGTGACTCGTGCGTTACCGGGCCGACGAGTTATGCGCGCCATCTCGTCGGCGGTCGGGGAGCGCATCCGCGAAATCGCGGAACGCGGCACGATGCCTTCAGGAGCGTTCGGAGGGGTGGGGGTAGGTGTCGGCCCGTCCTGACGGCTCGGACGCGCCTCCGCGCCTTCTAGCCGCCCTGCCGTCGAAGCGGCGGGCTTGGGTCGGTTCCCTTCCGATGGATTTCCCACCCCCTCCCCCCTAGAACCCCCCACCGACAGGTGGGGGGTATTTGTATTCTGTGACTGTGGATACAGACGGTGACCGCTACGGTCACCGTCACGGTCACCGCTACGGTCACCGCTACGGTCACCGTCACGGTCACCGTGCCTCCGCTTCCTATTCGTGTTATTAGCGGCCACTCGCCGCGCCTCCCTGATCGACTCGGTTCGTACCCGTTCGCGCTCCATGCGCGGATGCACCAACATCTGCACACGGTCACCGTGACGGTCACCGCTACGGTCACCGTGAGGCTGCAAACGGGCGCGGATTTCGGCCCACCCGGATTCGGATAGGCCTCCCGAGATTCGTTGCACGGTCGGCAGATCATCGGGAATGCCGCCGTTCATCCATGCGTAGCAAAGCAGGCGGATGTAGGCACCCACCACCTCCGGGGACATCGACATAGTGCTAGCGAGAAATTCCGGTGCGTACAGGGGAAACCACGGTGCGTTCATGGCACGCTCCAAAAGCCGGGAGGGGGCGGGGCGAGGCTTGCGGCAAATAGCCCCACCCCACTCCCGGTGTTCTGAAATGTCGGGTTGGCCGCAAGCCTCACCCATGCGGGACGATCCCGCACCTCCCATGCTACCACCGAATCAGGAACGCGCAAGGGTCAAGTGGGCGGCAACGGTCACTTTCTGCTTCCGTCCCGCCCCGGCGACAGGTTGCATTACCCCATCGGTGATATCAACGGCGGTCGTACCTCGCGGCCTTCTGCGCCGTTCCGAGTGGGATTCGCACGGCGATCAAACGCGCTAGACCCACATCCTCGCAACGCAAGCATACCCCGGCGTGGATCAAATCCACCATACTTGTGAGGAAGTGTCACCTTTTGCACCCAACGCCCGACAATCCATCACACGCCCATCCCGTATCCGCAAAACGACGATGCGCGTCGATTTTCGCATACGGAGTGGCTTCCGTGTGCCAAAACGCATACGGACGGGCTAACGATCCGCAATCAGGATCAACCGTCCGCGCCCCGGCGGTAGCCCAACCTCCAAAGCAGGGCGGATAGTTCCGCCGAAGCCGCCGCGACCTCGGATTCAGATTTGTCCGGCCATATCCCGTGCATGGCTTCATGCACCCAAGTATCAAGCGCATCCTGCTCCGTCTGCCATGTCGCAACGCGGACTTCCCGTGTGACCGTGCCGTTGCGATGCCGGGTGATCTCGCATTGCCCACAGTCCCCGAGCCGCTTGGACTCGCGCACCGTAAACCAACGCTTGCCGAGTCGAACGCGCATGGCTGAAGCCTACTGCGCGTCGAACACTTCCCAATACAGGCGGGGACGGGTCACGCCCTTCGCGTTGATGCCGGGTTCCATCTCGTAGCGGATGAACAGGCGCACCCACTTCGCCCGCGTGGGCTTCGGCCCGCCGTTCTTCTCCACAGCCCACCCGCCCGCGCCCGTTCCCCAATCGTCCTTCATCGTTCCGATCCGTACGAAATCGCAATGTCTTTTTCTTACCTCATACCGACCGTTTCGGCTCTCGCAATACTCCCGGCTGATCCCAACGATGTTGGAGTCGTGCGTGTGCCCCATTGCGATCATGTCCGCGCCTTCGATCCACGAATACATCCGGCGAGTGTCAAGCACGCCGAAGGTCATTGCGCCGCCCGCCGACCCGCCGTGCGCGTAGCGCAGCGTCCAAGTCATGTAGTTGTTCGATGCCTGCACCTGAACCTTCACCCATCCGCCCCATCCGCCTGCGGCGATGGGACTCTGCGGGTTCAGCATCTTGATCGCACGGACAAGGTGCGCGGTCGGGTCGCACTCATGGTGCTTGAGCCACGCGGACTCATGGTTGCCCTGCCCCAAGACCGCCCAATGCGATGCGTAGGGCGCGTAGCGCTCCGCAGTCTCCGTAATCACCTGATCGAAGTATGCCGCCGCCAACTGCGACGAACGCAACTGCGACTTGCATTGCCGCCTGTCGCCCTTGCCCTGCATCAAGTCAAGCGTGTCGCCGCAGTCGATGATGATGGCGTTGCGCTTCACCGCTTCCTTCAGGTGCGCGATCTCTGTTGCGTGATCGGACTTGCTGCCGTCCGTGTGCGCGTCCGAGCGCAAGTAGATCCATTGTTCCCACCCGGTCGCGGGAGCACGGTCGCACTTGATGACATGGACATTCTGCCCGTAGTGCGTCACCGACCACGGGCGCTTGGTTGCTTTGGACTTTGCCGCCTTCATGCCTCGCCTTTCCCGAACGGGACAACTTTGTTGAGCAGCGCACGCCGCTTGGCGCACCCGCCGCATTCCTTGATCCCTAGTTTGCCCGTTACCCGGCTGATTGCATCACCTAATCCGCGCATCGGTTTTGGTGGCGGGGCCTGCGGCGGCGTGACCGGGATCGGATCTCGTGTCCTTTCCCCACCCTTGCCGTAGACGGGAGGCTCCTTCAGGTTGCCGTTGCGGGTCGTGCGCTGCGGGCAGGACGGGCATCCGGCGACATCAAGCCCCTTGCGGCACCGCGCACCCGTGCCAACCGCATACCACCCCGTGCAGTCCACGATGGGCAATTCGATCTTGCCCAACGCGATCTTGCCGATGTAAAGCGGCGTGTCCATCAAGTCACCGTGATCGGGGTCGCGTCAGTCTCGCAGTACGCCGCAGGGCTTTGGTACACGCCGGGGCTGCAAGTTCCCGCCGGGGGTTCATCGCCGCACGGGGTCACTTCGTACAGCCACGGGTAGGAGCGACAACGGATCTGCGGGCTGTAGGGCATCCCGCCGAATGCGCCGCCGCCGCACAGGGACACCCACCCCTTCAGGATCGTCACCCCCGACACGATGACATCAAGCAAGGGGTAGCCCGTCACCGCATCGCACCCGATGACTTCCTGCGCCGGGTTCTTTACCGTGCAGATTTCCACGGGGCAATAGTCCTGTTCGATCTGCCGCATCGAATACCGATCCCCGCAGGCGTACTCCGCAGGCGACAGGCAATCAAGTGCGTAGCCGTTCTCCGCATCCCCGGTCGCAGACACCGCAAGGTTCACGACATCGGTATCGGAGTAGATGCATCCCGGCGTGACCGAATGCACCGACGAAAGCGTCTGCGCTGCACAGGCGTAATACTTCTTCGACCGCCCTCGGAAAATGGCCCGGAACGATGTCGTGCCGACGATCTCCACGCGGTCAAACACAAGTTCGTCCGCAGGCTCGCCCGACGATCCGTAGGCAGGGCGCAGGCTCGGATCGTCGCCGGGGCAACGGTTGCAAGTCTGCCGCGTGCCGAACCAAAAGCACTCCCCCCATTGCTCGTCGGCCTGCGCCGACAGCCACGGGAAGTTCACCGACAGCGAGTTGATGGCGTTGGCGATGTCCTTCGCGTCCCCGCTGAACACATACACGGCAGGGTTTGAGAACAATCCCGCCGCCGGACACAGGTACAGGGCAATGCCGGGGTCGTATGGGTATGCCGTCAGCGGGTCCCAACTTCGCACCGGGGAACCGCCCGTGAACAACGCCGTGAGCAACGCAAGCGCGTTCGGATCGTCGGGGTCGATGGTCGTGGCGCAGAAGTCGTAGGTGACGGTTAAGACATCCTGCTCAAAGAATGTCTCCTCGTCCTCCTCGTCCAAGCACGGCGACACGGAGTAGCAAGTCTTGACCGAGTAGGTGCGCGCCGGATCTTCGCACCAATCGGCGTTGGGATCAACGCCATCGCACGGGTCAATCCCGCAGCACGGGCCGCACGGGTTGCACTCCGCGCAAGTGAGCATCACCGTCTGCGTGTAGGTGCGCTGCCCCGGACATTCCGAAAGCGGGTCGGTCGGGATGCAGTACCCGATCTGCTGCGCGTGCGTGATCGCGGACTGCGCGTGGTCGATGCGCGGGCAATTGTCGCAATTCTCGTCCCAATTCTTGCCAAATGTCGGGTAGCAGTAGGTGAGCGTTGATCTCACCGTGACGGGCTTGGACGGGACGATTCCCCACATATCGGCGTTTGTATACGGCTCAAAGACATACGCATCGCAGAAGGACGGCGCAAGCGGCGATCCTTCCGGGTACGCATCCTGCGTCACGCAATTGTCGGGCGGTTCGATCTCCTCGTAGTCGCAGCAGAATTCGCCGGGGCCGATGCTGCGCGTGCCGATGACCGTGCCTTCGTTCCACGGGCCTGCCCCGGTCGGACACACCCCGCCCGGATTCGACACGACATTCGTGAATACATAGGTGCAGCAGTCCCGCTTCATCAGCAGGCACACCGATGGGTTCACCACCATCGGGACGATCAAGCCCTGCGATGCGGCGTAGGACGGGCACCACTTGACTTGCGGCGCTCCATCGCATTCAAGGTCGCAGCATGGCGTAGCCGCGCACGGCGTGAATACATAGTATTCGGGGGGCCACGGCTCCCCGCCGCAACAGCAGGAGTACGCCGGGATCGCGCTCACTTGAAGCGATGACCGTACTTGCCGTGAACGAACCAACCCGCGCCGAAGGCGACGAGCGCCACGAGCGCGGTGTAGAAGAAGGTTCCGAGAGCGTCAGCGAGAATCGGGGTCATGCTTTCTCCTTGTCTTGCTTGCGTGCTTTGGCGCGGCGGTAGGCAAGGTCGAAACCTTCGTCCTGCGCCCTGAGCGCCGCGATGAATTCCCGCTCCCCTTCGGGGCGGTCGGGGTTGAGCATATCGACGGCGAGTTCCGCCGTTGCTTGCTTTCGGCGGGGAATCCACCCCAATGAAACACGGATGGCGTTGCCGATCCCTGTCTGCCAAAGGACAACCACGACAGCCACCGCGACCACCGCCCCGGCGCACCACGCGAGGACGGACATCCACGCGGGGATTCGGTCTGCCGTGCCGGGGAGTTCTTCGTGGATCGTCGCCGCAAGTTCTTCGATGCGTTTCGCATGAGCCACCGTCACCTTGTCTCCGGTCGCCTCGCCATGCTCCACGAGCAACGCGGCTTCGGATCGAATGTCGTTCGCGCTTGCGGCAATCCGGGCGGTCGGGCTGCACCCGGCGGCAAGCAGGAGCGCCGCCGCCGCAAGAGCCCTCACTTGGACTCCATCCGCTCCAACCGCTTTTCAAGCATTGCCACCCGCTCCCCGATGACGCGGATTTGCGTGTTCGCGTCCGCGTACCGCTCCTTCATCACCTTGATGTCGGAAGCGATCTCCATGAGCATCCGGCCCTGCGCCTCGTCCGACTCCGACCGCCTGCCGATGTAGACGAGCGAGCCGATGATGAGGCTGATCGTCAGAAGCAACTGCGCCTTCTCAAGCCAAAGCCTTGTCGGGGTCGTGGTCTGCATCTCGGCCATGTCGTTATCTCACGGAAAGTTCCTGCAAAGGTCAAGACCAAACGCATACCGGGTTTGCCGGATACACGAGGGGAAGAACGCCTTCCTGCTCAGGGGTCAGCGGGTCGGCGGTCAGGAGGTTGGTGTGGTAGCGCGGGTCGCTCGTCCCGTCCGCGAAGAACAGCGGACCGAGCCAAGCGATGTCGCACCCGATGGGATTGCCCCCTGCGTCCATCAAGCCCGCCGCCGTCAGCGCGTCAATGGTGGACTGCTGCGTGTCGGTCTGTAGGTAGTAGGACTGCCGCATGGGTCAGGTCGTGAGCGTGGTCATGTTTGAGTCGGACAGCGAAGTGTTCCAATACTGAAGGCGCTTGATCCACATACCACAGACCCGCGCCGTTCCCGTGACGGGAACTGTGCCGGATGCACCAAGTCGATTGCAAGCAAGATCAATTTTATTCAGCGTGGTCATGCTTGCGGAAGGCGTCAGAGTTGCCGATCCTGTTCCGGACAAGAATCCCTTGAACGCCGAGCCGAGCGTGTAGTTGAACCCCGCCTTGCGGTAGGTCGATGTGTTCCACGAAATGAGGAGGTTGGTGTAGTTGGAGGTCGTGAAGTGCCACAAAGGATTCCAACCTTCTGTTTCCCGCGCCCCGGCGGATGTTCCGCCAACCGTAAAGGCTCCCAACGCATACCACGATGATGCGCCGCCTTGACCGACACGAACAAATTGCGATACCGCCGAGCCTGCCGAGCCTGCCCACGGAATCGCGTAATCGGACACCAAAGAACCCGCCGAAGCGTTCAGGAAGGTTGCTTGCGCCGCACGCATTTCAATCGTATCTGTTGCCTTGCTGACGGTCGTATTTGCCGTGTGAATGTATGCAGTCGGCCAACCGGATGTCTCTAGTTGGATGCCCCAAAACTCCACCTCATCCCCCGCCGTGTTTAGGCCGAGCGCGACTTGATGGTTGGCGTTGCTGTAGACAAACTCATAACGCTGCCATGAGGTCGTAAGTCCGGTCAGCGGGATCTGCCCGATCCCGTTGTTGATCGAATACCACACGGTGCCTGTGCCCGTCACGCGGCGCGCCCAAAACGACAATGCGCGATTGTTCGTCGTGCCTACCGGGCCGCTTGCGGCCACGATGCCCTGCGGACCCGCTCCGGTGTGCGTAAACTTCAGCGCGTTCGCTATGCCGTTCGGAGAGATAGATCCCGTCGAAGTGGACAGCGATGTGTAGACCCAATTCATCACGGAACCGCCCGTGGTGGCAAATGTCTCAGACCAATTCAGGGAGTTGATGGTCCCTGCCTCAATTAGCAACCCCTTTGTGGAGTCAAGGCGCGGCCAATACACAATAGAACTAGTTGTTGGGATATAAGTCCGGGGCGCATTGGAGACTTCCAACTGCGCTCCCCATGCAAACCATCCTGCCGTAGCGCCTGCGCCGTTGTATTGCGGCGAACCGCCGTTGGGTGGCAATGTCGGCGGCACTCCTGCCGCCGTGTCGCTTCCGTTGATGCCGAAACTCAGCAGGCTTCCCGCCGCAAGGTGAGTCGCCTGCACCCGCACCCAACACCGATACCATCCGTTTCCTGCACTTGTGATGCCGTAATCGGTGTAAAGAGATCCGGCCCGGAGTGATGGAGAGCCAAGCGTCACCCCATTGCGAATGTCGAACGCCATGCTGATCGCCATAGACGATCCGGCTGAAAGCGAAAGAACAACGGTTGGACGAGCCGGGGAAGATCCCGTGTCCTCCTTGAGATACACGCTTGCAACGCACACATAATCCCGAATTCCGGCAGGGGAAATTCCCTGCGAAACGCCGTGGATTGAACCGGGATTTGTGTCTTCGTTGATGCGATTGACGGTCGATGATCCATTGGGCGCTGTTTGCCCCGCCACCGGATTTGTTACCGTTGCTTGATTGCGCGACCAAGTGATGTTGAACTCTTGACTGCGCTGCAAAAGATTGTGCGGGTTGTAAAGCACCGTGCCGGACGCATTGATGTAGGTGGCAACGCCATTGCGGTCGAAAGTCCACCCCTTGCTCGTCAAGTCCGCGAGCGTGGTCAGCGTGGTGAAATCGCAGTCGTAGGTCGCGGCAGGAATAGCGCCGACCGTTGCGATGAACAGGAATCGACGAGCCGCAAGCATTACGGCGTGTACCCCTGAACCGTGGTGCCGTACCAATTCGTGCCGTCCGCGACAAACGCGAGGATGTCCATGCGTCCCGCCGTGGCCGTGATCGTCGGCGCGCCCGTGCTAGGCCATTTCACCCCGGTAAAGGTTGCCGTGCCGTTGCCCGTGGTCGCCGCCTGCCTAAGCAGGAGCGTAAATGACTTGCCCGCCGTGGCGGTCGGCATCGTGAAGGTGCAGGCCGTCGATGCCGTCAGGGTCGCCGTGATGATCGTGCCGTTCGTCAGCGAGATGGTCGCGGAAGTCGTGACCGTGCCAAGCGCAACAACGCCTTCCGTAACGCCCTTCGTCGCGGTGTTGCCCTGCATCGACACATCGGCACCGGACAGGCTGATCGCCGTGTTTGCTCCCGCGTCCTTGATGTCGTTGCCGCCGATGATGATGTCGCCAACGGTCGTGACATCTCCGCCACCCGTCCAAGACGGAGCGCCCGTGGACAAGTTCGACGGCAGCACAACGCCGCTGTCAATCGTCCAAGTGCTTCCCGATCCGGATACGGTGATGTTGCCCTTGCCCCCATCGCCCTGCGTTGCAAGCGACCCCAAGCCGAGCGTGGTGCGCTGCGCCGCCGCGTCCACATCGTCAAGCAAGGTGCGCCCCGCCGCCGTACAAGTGATCTCCTCCACCGTGCCCGCGCCTGCCGTGCTTCGCCCGAGCAGGCGATCCGTTGCCGTCACATTCTGAATCTTGGCGTAGGTGACGGCCTGATTGTCAATCGTCCAAGTGCCGCCCGTGCCCGAAACGGTGATGTCGCCTTTGTCGCCGTCCCCCTGTGTTGCGACCGCACCAAGACCGAGGGTCGTGCGCTGCGCCGCCGCGTCCACATCGTCAATCAGGGCGCGCCCCGCCGCCGTGCAAGTGATCTCCTCAACGCTTCCCGCGCCTGCCGACTGCCGCCCGAGGATGCGGTCGGTCGTGCTGACATTCTGAATCTTGGCGTAGGTGACAACCCCGTTGTCAATCGTCCAAGTCGCGCCCGTGCCGGAAACCGTGATGTCGCCCTTGTCGCCGTCAAGGATCGTGCCGAGCGTGGCGTTCTGCCACACCCCAAGCGTGCCGTTCCATCGCAGAAGGTCGCCCGTCAGCGGCCCGGAAATCAGGACATCGGAAAGTTCATCCAACTCCTGATAGTTCTGAATGTTGACGAAGATGCTGCCCGCGCCTGCGCCTGCCTTCTTGACGAGAAAGGCCACCCGAACGCCGTGCTTGGGCTGCGTGGGAGGGGTGGACTGCATCTCTCCCGGCGTGGACGAAAGGTAAAGCGCCGTACCTTCCGCTCCTGAATACCCGTTTGTCGCGATCCCGGTCAGGTAGCCGAACACCTGAACGAATCCCGTGCTGTTGGCCGCGATGGATTCCGCAGCAACGCCAATGGTGTCCGCGCTCGTCGCCTCAAAGTCCGCGTCCGCAAGGCCGATCATCAACTCCGTTCCGGCGTGCGATCCGGCGACATAAACCACCGCGCCCTTCGGGATCGCCGTGGTGTTGCTGATGTTTCGACCGCGCTTGTAGAGCGCCTGCCCTTCCTTCAGGTTGACATTCGCGCTCAGGCCGAGCGTAAGCGTGTTGTAGGTCGCGTCCCAATACTCGCGCCCGATGGCATCGGTCGGCGTGGTCGGGGTCGTGTCGAAGTCGATCCGCTCCGTGTTCAGGTCGATGACCGTCACTTCGTTGGGCAGTCCGACCGTGATCGCCGTGCCCGTGACCGATGTGGTGACTTCGTTCGCCGTGCCAAGCACGCTGATCGTGCCCGCGCCCGTGATCGCCGTGCCGCTGCCGTTGTCGGCTGCGGGGGTGATGCTCGTGACCGTGCCGCTTCCGGCGTTCGACCATGTGGTGTCGTAGTTGGCGTTGCTCGCCTTGACAAGCGACTGCCCGGTCGTGCCGCCCGCAGGAACGCCGACACCCGGCTGTCCCTGATTGACCGTGATCGTGACATCCGTGCCGTTGACCGTCAGGGTCGTTACGAGTTCCGTGATGGTGACGGAAGCAGGCATCACGCACCCGCCTTCGGATTCACCTGAAGGTAGCCGTTTGCGATGTACCGCCGCACCACCCCGCCCGCCCACAGGATGTCGAAGTCATACCGCCCGTTGCCGAGGGGCATCGTCGTGGTCGTGGCGGCAGGAATCACGAGGATCTTCTGCGCCGAGGAAGTACCCGGAAGGAACAGGCCGTTCGCCGTGGTCGCCGTCAGGAACGGCGCGGCGTTCGGCATGGCAAGCGTGAGCCTCCACTCCGTAGCAAGCGCAATGTCCGCAACGCCCGACATGGTAAGCGTCACCTGATAGGTCGCCTCACGATTGATGATGATGTTCCAATTAGCCATGATGCGCCTTGCTTACGAAGGTAGTGCCGCAAATTCTTCCACGCATTCGACAAGCACGGCGTTGGGCAGCACGAACCAATACTGCGGCGCGTGCGGCGGCGGCGTGCCCGTGGTGTAGGAAGTCGGGAACTGCTCAACCATCTGCACGAGCGTACCGACCGGGATCGACAAAGCCGAGATGGTCGCGTTGGGATAGTTGGCCTGCAACACGCCGGGAGCGATGTACCCGGTAGCCGGGTTGTTCGTGCTTTCGATCAGGTTGCGGGCCGTGCCGCTGCGCGCAAACGATCCAATGCCGACCGACATTGGGCAGGGCGCGGACGGGTTCGGCTCAACCTCCGAGAAAGAGTAGACCCATTGCCACGCATTGCACCCCGCACCTCCCGCGTCGAACGCCGTGATGATTGCGGGAAAGACGCGGCAATTCGGCGGCGCAACATCCGTGAGGGTCGCGCCTGACCACAGGCGGCGCGTGTGCGCCATGCCCTTCGACAGCGTGATGTCCTTCGGGTCGCTTGCCATCATCCCGTCCGGGCCGACAAGCCACTCCCCAACCTCGCAGTCCGTGATCGTGATGGGGACAATTTCCCCATCCCGCCGCGCAAGGGTGTAGCGCAGCATCGTGCAGCGGAACGATCCAAGCGGGAGATTCGCCCACCCCATCCACCCCACCCGGCCAAACATGACGGTGGCCCGGTTCTGAAGCAGCGTGCCGACTTGCGTGCGGTAAGCGTTGTAATCCCACGAAGGCGCGGTCGTGCCGAGGATGGCCGAGGCCGGGGTAGACGGGGTAAGCCCCGGCGTTGCGCTTGCCACGAGGGGACGCGGCTCCTTGAGCGTCCTGATGCCGTAGGTCGCACGGGGTCGGCTCGTGCTGATCGCCTGCTCCCATCCGAATTCTTTTTCGGACGCGAACATGAGCGTCGAAGTGTCCGTGGTCGTGTTGCCGTACCGGGTCTTGCCCTCCACCGTGCGGTAGGGGAAGGAGACATTGACCGAATCCGGCATGGCGTTGCGCTGCATCGCCGTCTGCCCGTACCACAGGGAAAGCAGCGGATCAGTCGGCAGCGTGCCACCGCCGGGAGCAGTCAGGCCACCGACATACGCACGCTTTGTCGCCTTCATCCAAGTGTCAAGAGCCACCGCGTCATCGCCCACCGGAGCGAGCGTGTAAGCGTTCGTAGCGTGTTCCCATTGCAGCATCCAACCCGTGCCCGCTAGCACAAGGTCAATCGCCATCGCAAGGGAGCATTCCGGCGTGAACAGGTGATCCGTAACGCGGTCTAGCAGCGCCGCATTCGGCGCGTAGGAAGCCGGGATGGTGAAGTCGCCCGGAAGCCCCGCCGTGGCAATCGCGGCTTTCAGGGCATTCAAGAGCAGCAGCGGCGTTGCGCTTCCCGAGTCCGCCACCTTCCACCGACCATCGCTTGACTGAATGTTGCCCAACAGCGGCGTTTGGCTCAAAGCGTTCGCCTGCGACTGCGCCCACCAATACCGGGCATCCACCGCCTCCACGATGCACACCCCGGCCCCGCCCGCGACCATGTAGAGGGGACGCGGCGGCAGGAGCCACACATCAAGCGATCTCACCGAAACCAATGTGTTCTCGCGCCACCGGAATTCCGCGCTCGGGTTCGCTCCGTCCGAAACGCTTGCGTACAGGTCGGGAAGATCCGATTGCTTCACCAACACGGTGATCCGCGCAGGCCGCGTAGCGCCGGAAGGGATGTCGATGCGGAACAGGTCGGACTCCGACAGCCCCATCGTCCTTGCGAGGTCAAGCACATCGCCATCCGGCACGAGCGCCGGGATAAACACTCCTTCTGAGGTTCGGAAGAAGGCTTGGATCATGCGAGGAAGTTCTGCGTGGGCACGGAGAACGCCTGCTTGGTGTCCGATGGGTTTGCAAACACGCTCCCGGCAGTCTGCTGCGATGCCGTGGTCGCAACCGGGGACAGCGTGGGCATGACATACGCATTAGGCGCATTCCACTTGCGAATCGAAATTCCGCCGATGGTTTCGGTCGTGTAGCCGCCCGACGAAGTGCCATCGTCGTACATCGCCAACTCGCGCTCAAACACGCCGCTCATGTTGCGGTTGCCCTGCGCGTCGAACTTGCCGAACGACACGCGCCAATCCTCACCGACCACATACGAATCAGCAGGCATCGGGCGCATCGACTTCGGCGGCGCTTGGTTCATGCGCGCAGTCTCCGTCCGCTCCCGCACTTCGACCACGGGCTTGCGCGTCTGAAACACGAGTTCCGAGGCATCGACATACATCGGGGACATCTTCACCAACCCCGAGTCGTATCGGCTCACCGTGAACGACGATGAATTCATCACCATCCGGGCATAGCCGTCACCGTCTGCCGTGGGCTGCTCCTGCGAAGTCTCAAAGCGCCCACCGAGGTCGGTGTTCATCAATGCAACGCCGTTCGCGTTGCTGATGACCGCGACCACAACGCTGCCGTAGGCATTCGCGTCCGTGATCGTGAACAGACTCGCCACGGGCATGGCGCTGCTGCCGCCCGTGGTACTCATGCCGTCCACGAGGTTGCTGATGTAGGTCGGCATCATCCCGTACTGCGTGGGATTTGCGCCGACATTGATGGCGTTGCCATACGCCTTCGCCGCCCGAGTCTCCGTCCGCGTCACGGTGAATTCGTTGCCCACCATGTAGGCGATGGGAAGGATGCTCGTGCCGCTCCCGGCATCGGAAGCCTTCGCCTGCACCATCGCCTCCAACTCAAAGCGGATTGCGTAGCCCGACATGATGTCGCGCTCCTCAACCCGGATGCGCTGCACCCAAGACTTCTTGTACGACAGGTCGATGCGCGTCTTAGCCAACTGCACCGCCGCCAACACCAACTTCCGGTTGCCCGTAATCGTGGTCGTGACATTCTTCAGGTCTTGGCTTCCCTCCAAGTCTGCGGTGAATGTCACCATCGCAAACCCGTTTTGCTGCGCCGTGCGCTCGTAGGTGCAATTCGTGTTTCCGACGAGAACGCCATCCGGTAGGTCGTGCGTGTGCCGCTTGTCCACGAAGGAGTAGGTGAGCATCGTTCCCTGCTCGTCCACGGCGAATTCCTGCGACTCGCGCCGCCACCCCTCGCCCGGAACCGCCGGGATGATGGCGTTGCGGAACAGGTCTGCGTATGCCGCCTTGCCCGACCACGAAGCGTTCGTCGCAACGGTCGTGCCCGTGCCCGTGGTCGCACGGTTGATGTGCAGCACGCCGTTCGTGGATCGCGTCACCTTGCCCGCCGGATCGACGCTCATCGACTGCCGCCACCTGTGCGCCGACACGGTGTTGGTCGCGTTGAACGCTTGATGGTGCGTCACCTCAAAGCGCAGGAGCGCCGTTTGCGTCCCGACGATCTCCGTTGCTTCGATGCTCGCGGTCGGCCACCCACGGGTATCGGTCGGGGTCGCGCCGCCCGTGGCGGTCACGAGCGTCTGACCGCCCGCCGTGAGGGTGATCGCGTTGCAGCGCCCTGAACCGTTCTTCAGGCCGTCAAGGAAGGTGGAGTAATTCGACGCGCCCGCCGAGATGATGGCCGTGCCGCGCACGGTGATCTTCTGCGCGTATACGGTCGTGGTGTCCCCGGCGTACTGCGGTTCGCAATTGTACGCATCCACGAACACATTGTCGAAGGTCGCCGTGCCGCCCGTGTTCAGGGTGATGGAAAGGGTCGCTGCCATCGTTCATCCGTTCAGTAAGGAAGCCCCGTCATCGCCTTGATGTCGGCTTGGAACCATTCGTTTGCCGCATCTCCACCCGCGTCCGTGTCGGTGTTGCGCGCAATCTCTGCCATGTAGGACTGCAACAACTTGTCGGATGCTTCCCTGCCGCCGATCAGGTCGGTGATGAACACTTGGAAACTCTGCCACATCGAAATGCCGAGTTTCTGATTGCCTGCATCAATGTCCCGGAAGATGTCGGTGATCCAACCGACCGGGGTGTAGCCCGCAAGCGTCCGCATGGTTTCGGAGAACTTCAGCAGGCCCGTAGCCACCTCAAAGAACGATGTCTTGAAACGGGAGAACATGATGTCCAACTCTGCCGTGGTCTTGCCGAGTTCAATCTGCATCTTGCCGTAGGCATCAAGGCTTTCGGTCTGCGCCCGGATCGCACGCGCATACACCGCGCCGTTGGCGGAAGCCTCCTTGATCTGATTGACGAACCGTGCAACTTGCTGTTCCGCCATCGCCCCGGTCGTGGCCGATGAGAACCGCCACACTTCCTCAATGCGGGACGCGGCGTGCGCCGATGCCATCTGCAAGCCTGCAAGCGCAAGCGCAAGCGTGCCACCCACCGCGCCCACCGCGACGAGGGCCGTACTAACGCCCATCGCCGCCCTGCCCATGCCCGCGATGGCCTGCGAGGTCGCCGTGTTCGACCGCACGAGCGACAGGGCGCTCCCGAGCGTGGGCCGCTGCCCGAACGCCATCAATTCCGACTGCAATTCCTGAAAGCGCGCCAATCGCCCAAACGGGGTCACGGCTGTTGCCGATGGCGCTGCCTGCGTTGTCGCCCGTGCCACCGCCCCGGAAATCGACCGCTGCATTGACTCCCCGAACTGCGAGATGACGGCTTGATCGATCCGAATGACCGCCTGCGCAATCCTGATCGGCTGATTGGCAAGCACCATCGACCGCTGCGCCAACGCATTCGGGCCACCGCCCACGCCACCACTACCGCCGCCGCCCCCGCCGCCTGCGCCGTCACGGATCGTGATGTTGATGTTTCCAAGATCCTCCACGGCTACTTCACCGTCCAATCCATCTCATAGGCGTACTCGTAAGTGTCGGTCAGCGTGAGCCACCCTTCCAACTCCGCGACCGCCTGCACCTTTCCGCCGTTGCGGAAGGTGAGCGCCACCGTCATCAAGTCGAAGTCGCGCTGCACAAGCCACTCCCGCAGCACATCCACGAACGGCTGAATGCCGTCCTCACCCGCGATCCGGTAGGTGCCGCGCATCACGGGGTCCTGCATCCCGCGCCACCACACCACGATGTCGATGGACGAGCGCACGAGCCCCACGCCGCTGTTGGGGTGCGCCGCCGTGTCCGGGCCGGGAACCAACTGAATCGCGTACTGCGTTGTAACCTCGTCAATCGGCGCTTCCGCGATGTAGACATTCGACCCGTAGCCGAGCCGAACCATCCAATCCGCGAGTTCGTCGCGCATCGTCGTGAGGATCTGCCCCGTGTTAGGCATTTTTCCCCCTCATGCCGTCGATCTCCACACGCTGCGCCAAGCGACCGTTTCCGGTCGCCTCGTAGATGGCGGCGGCGAGCGCCTTTGAGTCACCGAACGCGATGCCGATGGCCCGTGCGAACACGAGCGACTGCGAGGCTTCGATGCGCGGGATGTTGGCGGTCAGGCCCAATGCCATCTCCTTGTCGAATTCCGATGGCAGTCGCCCGTAGGCCGCGAGGAACCTAGCGACTGCCCTTAGCCGTTTCCCGACTGCTCCACCGCCTTCGCGGCGCGGGCATACGCGGCGAACAACTGCGCGTCCGTGGCCTGCACGGCGATGTTCGGGGTGCGCGAAGCCTCGCGCATGGCGCGGGCCATCTCGGGAACCCCGGCCTGCCCCTGCGGGGGGGACATGGCCTGAAGGGTCGCCGTGACTTCGTTGAACTGAAACACGAGCCGTCCCGCCGGAATGCACACGGCGAACAACATCGGATCGTCTGCTTCGGTGAGTTCAATAGGCATGGTCAGGGAACCGCCGCGAAGGTGCAGAGGATGTTGTCGGACGGGTTCGGGATGCAGCGGAAATTGAGCGTCAGCACCCGCTCCCGGTTGCCCCATTGCGAGTCGCCCACGCTGTCCGGGCGCAGGAAGGCGTGCGTGAAGGTGTATCCCGGCTGCGTCGCCGCCACGCTGCGGATCTGAAGCCCGAAGAAGGCGTTGTTGCTCACGAGCCTGCGCCCCACCGTGTTGTTGTAGGCCGCGCCGCGCTGATCCACGAGGATGTTGTTCAGGATCGTGTCATCCCACTTGACGAGCGAAACCGTCACGCTCGCTTCGATGTTCTGCGCGACCATCTCCTCCGGGGAAGCGCCGCTCGTCACCGTCTTGACTTCGTGCAGATGCTCCGTGAACTGAATCGACGGAAGGTTGTCGTTGTCGGAGTACCCGAGCGGAACATAAGTGCCTGCCGTGGTGGCGACATTGATGATCGTCGGGCCGGGGACATAGATAGCCATTGGCATAGTTCAAATTCCTCGTAAGACGGATCGTAATCCGATTGCGATGCTGCGTCCAATGATTCCCATGTCCTCACGGGTCGGAAGCAGGAACGGACGCGCCGGGACGGTCACGCCCCGCCGCGCCATGAAGTAGTCCTTGCCGCGCTTCATCCCCTCCTCCTTCGGGTTCGCACCCTTTGCGTGGCGTGCGCCTTTCTTCGTCAGCGGGATGAAATTGCCCTTCGGCGGGTTGGTGCTGAAGCCCTTGTCCTGATACGCGGCATGGGCAAGTCCTTGCAGGGTCACGCGCAAGCCTTCCCCGGCTGTCGCGGCCTGTGCGTGCAGCGAGCGCCACATATCGCCTTTGTTCTTCAGCGGATGCCCCCCATTGCGGTAGGACGGCACTTCCACGAGGTATTCCGTGCGCTTCTTCTTCTTGCCAACGGTGCGGGTACGGATGACGCGCCCGCCGTCCGGCTTGCGCTTCCACGCCCGCCCGAACAGGTCTTTCAGGGGCTTGTGCGTCACCCGGCCCCCACCCGGCGCACGCCCGTAGGACTCGTCAATGTGGTCGCGCATGATCCCCACGAACGCTTGCGCGATGCCTTTCGCCACCGGAGGGGACGCTAGCGCCGCCTTCACCCGGTCGCGGATCGGCTTCACGGGTAGGTCGATCCGCGCCGCATCGGGAAGAATCCCGAATTGCTCACGGCGTTGTACCAAGTCAGGTTCGCGGACGGGACAGCCTTCACCACCGGGGTTCCGGCGGTCACATTCGACTCCACGGAACCGAACAGCATCTTGCCGTCCCGCAAGCCCTCAAGCATCGTGTAGGTCTGCTTGATGCGCTGCTCAATCGCCGGGGTGAGTTTCGCGCCCCGGCGCTGAAACAGGAATTCCGTAGCCAAGTCCACGCACATCGTTACGAGCAGGGGATCGTTCGCCGCGTCAAGCGCCGCGAGTTCCGCCTCCGTGTAAATGCCGCCCACCCGGACATACGAACGGATCAGGCTCGTAGCGCGGTCAAGCGCCGCGTCCGTGGCCGGGTTCGGCCCCGGCATCGGCGTACCCGCATCGCCGCACAACTGCGCGATGATCTGCTGATCCAAAGCGGCTTCCATGTCCGCATAGTTTGCGTATGCCATGCCGCCTCCTTTACGCGAACGGGGGGGACAGGGCCGAAGCCCTGCCCCCCCTCGCGTGGCTCAAACCACCTTACGACACATCACCGATGGCGTAGCCACCGACCGGGGCCACGACAGCGGCAACGCTGTTGTCGATGACGCGCCCCTCAAGGCGGCGGTTCATCGGGTCGTTGAACTGCTCAACGGTCATGTCCTCGTAGGCGAAAATCTGCATCGTGGAGAAGGACGCAGCGCCCTCCACCCCGACGAGCCCGCCCGGACGCGACAGGAAGTACGCGCCGTTGCCGTAGACATAGGCCGAGGTGAGCGAAGAAGCGCCCTTCTTGCTCGTCACCTTCACCGAGTCATCGACCACGACATCGCCAAGGCCGAACAGGGTGGGCGGGATGCCCCACCGCGAGAAGGTGTCGCTGCCCTGATAGAACGACAGGGCGGCGGGGTAGTTCTTCACATACTCCTTAGTCTCAGGAGCCTGCGAAACCACCTGAGCGATGGTCGGGGAAATGACCATGATGAGTTGGTTGGGAGCAACCGCGCCACCCGAAGACAGGCTCACCTGACGCATCACGGCCTGAATCGTCTTCTGAATGTAGGCGTTTGCAACGCTGCTCGCCGTCCACGAACCCGCGCTGATCGGGCTAGTGGCCGGGGTCGCAACATAGTTGCCGCCCCAATTGCCCGAGGTGGAAAGGACGCTTGCCGCACGGATCGTGCGGGCCGTCATCGCCAACTGAGCCTTGCTGCGAGCGTGCTGCGCCACGACATCCCACGCCGCCTGATTCGCAGTCTCCTGCGGAATGTAGAACGGGTAAGCGAAACGCTCCGTGCTGTAGGACACGAAGTCAAACGAGTTCTGCTTGCCCGTGGGACGGTCAGTCCCGAGCGCCCAAGAAAACTCCTTCGTGTCGGTCACGCGCACATTGTCCGGCACATCCTGACGGAGATAGTAACCCGTCATCTTGGAAGTGGGGACGATCTGAGCGTAGCGCGACAGCGCGAACGAATTGACGGTGCGCGTGAACTCCACCTGAAGCGCACCCGTGGCAAGATCATTGGTGGAAGGGACATAGGTCGAAAGTCCACCACCTGCAACAGTAAAAGCCATGATTCAGTCCTCCTTAGTTGGGTGATGGCTTACGGAACGATGCGAGTGCCGATGCGGAACGCACGGACGATCTCGCCCGCAGCGCCCGTTTCAAGAGCGATGTAGTAGCACACATTCGTAGACGCCCCGGCAACGGCCTTTCCGTTCGCGTCCGAGGTCAGGAGGTTGCCTGCGGTGCAACCACCCGTGCCGAGTTCCACCTGAACGGTGTTGCTCGGCTGAAAGTTGATCGGGTCGCCGCTGCTCGCGTTGAGAGTCGCGTCAAACCGCCGGACGCTGCCATCGGTCACGCCGATGATGTTGTCCGAAGCGGCGTTGGCCTGCGAACCGCTCCAAGCGCCCGAGAGTTCCACGAAGCGGAACGGGTTGATGTCGCCCGAAGCGACGAGATTGGGAATGAATCCGAATTCTGCCATTTGAGTGTCCTTTCCTTGCTTACCGCTTGATGCGGCTATTGATTGCCTTCTTGAATTCCTCAGGCTTGCCCGCAAACTCGCGGACAAGCGAAGCCACTTCCTTCGCGTCGATGTCGCCGCCGCCCGTGGACGAACGGCTCATGTCGATGCGCACGCCCATCGGGTCGCGGGTAAAGAGTTCGCGCCAACCCTCAACGGTCGAAACCGGGTCGGACGAAGCCTCAAGTTCCGCAATCAGGCGGGGACGCTGCGCGGCGGGGATGCGGTAGCCCTCATGCTCCATGAGGTCGATCTCGCGGCTGAACTTCTCGCGGCGCATCTCGCTCTTGATCGCGTTGAGTTCACGACGAAGGGTCGCGTTCTCGCGGCGCAGCGCGAAGGTGTCGGCCTTGCCGGGACGCGAGGCGGGGAACATAGCGTCCTCCTCCTCCTCCGACTCCTCGCCGTGCGAGTCGATGTCGATGTGGATGCCGTCACCCTCATCGGACTCCTCCGCGAACTGCTCGGTGAGCATATCGTCGGCGGCCATCTCCTCCTTCTTCTCCTCCGCTTCGCCCTCGCCAAAGTGCTTCTTCATCATGGACTTGATCTCGTCCATGTCGCACTTCATCGCAGCGATCTCCTTCTCGTAGTCCATCGCCATGTTGGTGTCCTTTGTGCCGGGGACGAACGATGAAAGCCCGCCACCGACCGTCCCCATGTCGAAGCGGAGTGAGCGTGCAAAGCGCACGGGTTCGCCCGTGCGCCCAAAGTGCGTGTCAGGAAGCGGCCTGCGCGGGGTTTCCCGCCCAAGCAGGGCAACTTCCGACAGATGGTTCTGATCGGCCCAAATCTCCGCGCTGCGGCGCGGAAAGGCGTTCGTGGCGAGCAGGCGGTCAAACACAGGGCGCTCAACCTCGCAGTCGCCCACGATGAAGCCCACGCCGTCCCGCTCCTCGTAGCGCAGGCTCGTGAAACGGCCCACGGATGACTTCGGCTCATTGCCGTCCTTCTCGTGCATGACCACGAGCCGGGGGAACGAACCCTTCTCCATGTAGCGCCGCGTGGACTCCACGATGTCGCGCACGCGCCCGTTGTCGAACTTCTTGAGTTCGGCATCGTGGTCCCCATCTAGGGCGGGGTCATACGCACAGAACACCTCCAAGCCGTGAATCGTCACGGTCTTGCCGTTCTCGGTAACGCTGTGCGAAGGCGTGTTCATGCTTGAAGTATTTGGCAACGGCATCAAGGTGTCAAGAACCAAATTGCGCGGCATCTTCCACGATAGGGGTTGTCTCAATGACTCCCATCGTCGGAACATCGTCAAACCACACCCGAACGGGGTGCTTGGGCGTGTTGATGACCGGGAGTTCGTCAATCTGCGAATCCAAGAGTTCCACCGTGGTTCTCAGGTTGGCGTGCCAACCGGGGAGCGCCTGCCCGTCCTTGACGATCCCGCCGATGACCGAAAGTTCCATGCCGGGGAACGGGTTGCCCTCGCTGTCGATGACGGCGGCTGCGTTGAGCGCGGCGTTCATCGCGGCTTCATCGGTTGCCCGGAGGTAGTAGTCGCTCATGTGGTGAGAACCTGAAGGGTTGCGTCCGGCAGGCGGGTGGGCCAATAGACGAGGCGTCGAATCAGGCGCGAAGAAGTCGTAACAGCCTGCTGCTGCCCCAAGCGCAACTCTATGGGTGCCGAAGGAAGCGTCACGGTTGCGTCCGTCACCACGGACAGTCCGTTCAGGGTGTACGCGGCATCATTGGTTCGATATGCACCCGCCATTCTTGCGCTTGCATACAAAGTCAACGGAGACAGTATTCGATCCAACACCGCTTGATCGACACCGCCCGTTCTGATGTAGAACCGCGTTGTGCCTGATGCGGAAGTCGCCGTTCCTTGCCCAATGTCAAGATAAGTGCTGCTGTTTTGATACACGGAAGCCGCAAGTTGTCCACCGCCTAATGTGGAAGTCACCAATGTCTCTGCATAGATCGTCCCTTCCGCTTGGTTGTACCAAGACGAGAAGTTAGTGCCCGTCATCAAGGCGTTGTCCGCTCCACGCGCAACCGTGGCGGTCGTGGTCGGGATGTAGGAGGAGGCGAAGGACTGCTGTTCAATTTGTACCCCCCACAGATAGAACGAATCGCCCGCAGTAGCCGTACCGCCGTTGAAGCCGTAGAAGAATCGCAGGTTGTTTCCCGACACGAAGGTCGTCACGGACAATGCAATACG